AGATGTTGGAGTATTCAACCCAGCGTGAAACCGAATACAAAAAGGGTGTTTCTGCCTACAAAGCTGAAGCTGACAATGCTAGGGCTTTGACTGAAGCAATTAGTCCATTTGTGCCTGAATTGCAGAAAAATGGCATTCACCCAGCTGCTTGGATCAATAACTTGGGTCGTGCTCACATGATTTTGTCCCAAGCACCTTACCAACAAAAAGTAGAATTATTTAATAAGCTTGCACAAGATTACGGAATTGATTTAAACTCGGCTTATAGTGGTGAAAATACAACACAGTATCAAGACCCACAATCTGTTGCGTTGAAACAACAAATAGACTATTTGAACCAACAAGTTCAACAAGTTTCTAGTTGGAGAGAGCAACAGGAACAATCCGTTCTTATGAACGAGATTCAAAGATTTAGTAGTGATGCGGAAAAACATCCGCATTTTGAGGTGGTGCGTGAACAGATGGCTCAATTACTTGAGAACGGTTTGGCAAACGACCTTGAAACGGCTTATGCAAAAGCTGTGCGTTTGAATGATGAAGTTTGGCAGACCGAACAGAATAGACTTCTGAAACAGGCTACAAACCAAGCAAGTCAAGCACAACGAGTAGCCAAAGCCAAAGCTGCTGCGGTTAGTCCTAAGAGCGTTACCCCTAACACTCAGGCTGGAGCAACAGACAAAAAGGATAGACGGTCTATATTAGCCGAACAAATGGGCGAACTAGGCAGTCGTGTTTAATAAACTAAATTAAGGAAATATCATGGCATTCGCTAACTCAGCAATTACCGATATTATCGCAACGACTATTCAAAGCCGTAGCGGTGAATTGGCAGACAACTTAACAAACAACAATGCGTTATTGAAGCGTTTGAAGTCTAAGGGCAATGTACGCCCATTCTCAGGCGGTAATGTGATTTTGGAAGAAATCATGTATAACGACCCTAACACGAACAACGCTAACTCTTACTCAGGTTACGAAGTTCTTAACATTACTCCTGACAGCCCTATTTCTGCTGCTCAGTTCAGCATCACTCAGTATGCTGACTCAGTAACAATGTCAGGTCTTGAAATGTTGCAAAACTCAAGCAAAGAAGCAATCATTGACCTTTTAGATGGTCGTATGCAAGTTTCTGAAGCTCGCTTGCTAAACCGCATCGGTTCTGACATCTATGGTGACGGTACTGGTAACGGTGGTAAGAACATTACTGGTTTGGCAGCTGCTGTACCTGATTCTCCAACATCAGGCACATACGGTGGTATTAACCGTGCAAACTGGACTTTCTGGCAGTCTAAGAAGTATTCAGGTACATCAGATGGTGGTGCAGCAGTTTCAGCTACAAACATCCAAAAGTACATGACTTCATTGGCTATCCAGTTGGTTCGTGGTAACGACAAGGCTGACCTTATCGTTGCAGATAACAACTACTACTCATTGTATGTTCAGTCACTACAAGCTATTCAGCGTATTACTAGCGAAGAATCAGCTGCTGGTGGTTTTGCATCATTGAAGTTCTACGGTGGTGGTACATCTGCTGATGTGGTGTTAGACGGTGGTGTTGGTAATGCTTGTACAGCTAACCATATGTTCTTCTTGAACACAAACTACATCTTCCTACGCCCACACAAAGAGCGTAACTTTGTACCTATCGGTGGTGAACGCCAAGCGATTAACCAAGATGCTATCGTTAAGTTGTATGGCTGGGCCGGCAATTTAACTTGTTCTAACAGCTTCTTGCAAGGCGTGTTGATTGCTTAATTGTGATCACATCCATTAACTTTTAGGAGAAAATTATGTCTTATAACATTACCCCAACCGCTGGCATTAACTTGGATGATGTAGTTAATACAAATCCAAACTCTGCTGGCACAAACATTCCTGTAAACGGCCCATTGGGATCACAGGTGTTTGGTTCAGACGGCAAGCGTTATGTGCTAGGTGTTGCTGGTGCAGCTATTACAGCTTCTACAGCTACTTGCTCAATCAATGCTTCAACATTTGTTGTTACAGCTTCAGGCGGTACTTATGCAAGTCCAGCCGTTGCAGTTCCATCAGGTGCTTACGCATGGTTCGCTGCTACTAGCGTTTAAGTAACTTAAGTAGTAAACTAAGGGGGCGGTCTTAACGGACTGCCCTTTTTTCTTTTAACAACCTTAATCCCTTAAGGAGTATTAAATGGCTATTGAATCAGACATCCGTAATGGCGATGAGAACCTGTACGCTGAGTTCTACATCAAACCTGTAAAACAAAACTTCGCTTCTGAAGAAGCTGGCAGACCAATCTTCCAAGATGTTGTGTTTGTCAAAATCATGACTCCTAGTGACCAATTGACCCAAATTGACACAATCGCTAGAGAGGATCACAAAGCACGATTCCCAAGACAATGGGCTCATTTCCAAAACAAACAAGCTGGTCAGCAACAAGTTATTGGCACACCTGTGGGTGAATGGCCACAACTGACCGCTAGTGCTGCCGAAGAACTGCGAGCATTGAAATTCTTTACAGTTGAGCTAATTGCCAATGCGAATGATGGTCAATTGCAAAGAATTGGTATGATTGCTGGTATGTCACCTAACTCATTGCGTGACAAGGCAAGAGCGTTCTTGAACCTAGCCAATGATTCTGCTGAAGAAGCCAAGCGTGAAGCTGAAATTGCTGAACTTAAGGCACAAAATGAGCAAATCAAAGCTGAAACTGCTAAACAAATTGCAGAAATGCAAGAGCAAATGAAAGCTTTGTTGTTAATGGCTTCCGAAAAGAAACCAAAACGCAAAGTTAAAGAAGAAGTAGAAGAATAAATAAGGGGGTTCGCCCCCTTTTATTTTATGTAGTAATTGTTATAATGAAGAAAACCTTAATTACTTAGGGTGAAAACCACTAAAGTAAAGGATTCTCCATGTCATCAACAATGCTTCAATTGATGCAACAAACATCTAGCGAATTAGGTTTAGTTGCCCCAACAACCGTTGCTAGTAACACTTCCCAAGATGTTATTCAGCTACTAGCTTTGATGAACTCAGCTGGCTATGAATTGCTAAAAGAGTTTGACTGGAGAGCATTGCAAAAAGAGTATCGGTTTTACACCCAAGCCTACCAATACACAGGCTATACGGTAGAAGGCTCTTACCAAATCACAGGAATGTCTAGCACGGCTGGCTTAAACGACAAATTTATGCTGACTGGTAATGGCATTGACCAAGATACAAGCATTGTCAGCGTTGATTCTGCGGTTCAAATCACCATTAATACAAAGGCAACTGCTACAGGCTTTGCAACATTCACTTTTGGTCAGACTAAGTATGATTTACCGCCTGACTATGAAACTATTACTGACCGCACACAATGGGATAAGACAAAACATTGGGAAATGCTAGGGCCAGAGGATGCACAACAATGGCAATGGCTAAAATCAGGATATATTTCAACTGGCCCACGAGTTCGTTGGAGAATCCTAGGCGAATACTTCCAAATATGGCCAATCATGAACACCCAAGAGTATTTGGGCTTTGAGTATCGCTCTAAAGCATGGGCTGAAAGCTCAACAGGCATACCAAAGAACTCATTTACTGCTGATACAGACACAACCATTCTTGATGACCGCTTGATGGTTATGGCTACTAAGCTCAAGTATTTCCAAATCAAGAACTTTGACACTACTGCATTGCAACAAACTTATGACAGATACCTAAGTGTTGTTAAAGCCAATGACAAAGGTGCTCCAAACTTGTCATTTGCACCTTACCCATCTAAGGTTCTTATCGGTTACGCAAATATTCCTGATACTGGCTACGGAAGTTAATTATGGCCCAAGCTCAAAGAAGGTCAGCTTACACAGCTTCTATGGCTTCACCTATTGGTGGGTGGAACGCAAGAGATTCGCTTGCAGAAATGAACCCATTAGATGCCGTAGAGCTAGTTAATTGGTTTCCAACACCCTCTGATTTAACGCTACGCAAAGGCTATTCAAGACATTCAACTGGCATCACAGGTCAGGTTGATAGCTTGATGAACTATGCTGGTTTGACTAGTCAAAAGCTATTTGCTGCTGCTGGAACGACTATTTACGAAGCAACAACAAGCCCAGCAACTGCGGTGTTTACAGTTACCAATGACAGATTCCAACACATCATGATGTCTACTGCTGGTGGTGACTTCTTGGTAGCTTGTAATGGTCAAGACCCAACGCTTTTATATAACGGCACATCTTGGCTAAAGATTGCCAATACAACAACCGCACAAACCATTAGCTCAATCACTAGGGGTGGCACAGGCAACCTTACTGCTACCTTGACTACGGCTTCTGCACACGGATTGGTTACTGGCAATCAAGTCACCATCACAGGTGCATCAGAATCTAACTACAACGGCACTTATATCATCACAGTAACAGGTTCAACAACCTTTACTTATACGATGGCTACTGCTCCATCAGCAAATGCAACAGTAGTAGGCACATATACCATCCTTGGCATTACAGGCGTTGATAGCTCTACCTTTATTCATGTGAATTTGTTTAAAAACCGCCTATGGTTTACGCAAAAAGACACCATGAAGATTTGGTATTTGCCTGTAGATTCTGTGGGCGGAGCAGCAGAAGCGATTGACTTTGGTGGTATTGCTCGTATGGGTGGCTTCTTACAAGCAATGGGTACTTGGACACTAGATGCTGGTCAAGGTGCTGACGATTATGCTGTATTTGTGACCAATATGGGCGAGGTCATGGTTTATAACGGCACAGACCCTACAACTGCTGAAACATGGGCATTGAAAGGTGTTTGGCAACTGGGTCAAACCTTTGCTCGTAGATGTTTCTTCAAGTGGCAAGGTGATTTATTGCTATTAACGCAAGATGGTCTTGTACCTTTGGCTTCTGCATTGCAATCTAGCCGTCTAGACCCACGAGTAAACCTTACAGATAAGATTTATTGGGCTATTTCACAAGCTGCTAGTGCTTATTCATCACAGTTTGGTTGGCAAATTAACTACTTTGCTGCCGAAAATATGCTTATTTTGAACATTCCAACAGATTCAGGTTGGGATCAGTATGTTATGCACGGCATTACAAAGGCTTGGGCTAAGTTTACAGGCATCAATGCTTCATGTTTTGAGATTCACAATGACCGAATGTACTTTGGTGGTAGTGGTTTTGTGGGTAAGTATTACGACACCTATGCTGATAACAACACAAACATCATAGCAACTGTACAACAAGCCTACTCTTACTTTGATTCTAGGGGTCAATTAAAGCGTTACACCATGATTCGCCCTATTTTCTTGACATCAGGCGGTATTCCAACAATTGCTGCTGGCGTAAACATTGACTTTGATACGCAAAATGTCACAGGTTCAGTCACATTTAACCCAGCAACTGTGGTAGCTGGTACTTGGGATGCTTCTAACTGGGATGATGCTAGTTGGGGTGGCGGTTTACAGGTCAGCAAGGTATGGCAAGGCGTAACTGGCATTGGTTATGCTGCTGGCGTATATATGACTGTGGCAACACAAAAAATTGAAGTGCATTGGGCTTCTACGGACTATGTAATGGAGCGTGGGGGAGTTATTTGATTACTACTGAGAATCAAGATTACTTGCGAGCATGGATTGAACGCATACTTTTTCAGAAATTTGGCGATGAAGCTAGATTTATAGGGCAAGAAAAAGATGGTAACTTGGTAGCAGTAGTAGCTTTTACTAACTTTATACCCAATGCCTGTGCAATGCACATAGCAAGTGTTGGTGAATACTGGATGGACAGAAATTTATTGTGGGCTTGTTTTGATTACCCCTTTAACAAATTGGAAAAAAAGGTTATATTAGCGACTATGGAAGCTTCAAATGAAGAAGCCATAAAACTAAACCGACACCTTGGTTTCCAAGATAAAGCGTTAATTGAAGATGCTCACGAAAATGGGGATTTACTTTTAATGGCGATGAGAAAAGAAGATTGCAAATGGTTAAATCTTCGTTGCTCATTACGCAAGAAACTAGGAGATTGATATGGGCGGTGGTGGCGGTTTATTAGGTGGTGTAACAAATATGTTGTTTGGGAGTCCAGCCCAACCAGCAACACCAGACTATACAGGGGCAGCACAAGCTACGGCTGCTGGTAATTTAGATGCTGCAAGGGCAGCCACGGCAGCTAATCGTGTTAATCAAGTCAATCCTTATGGTTCACTTAATTACGCAGTTACTGGTCAAGACCCATACGGCAATCCTACATGGACTGCTACGACATCATTAAGCCCTGACCAACAAGCTTTATACAATTACGACATTGCTACATCCAAAGGTTTGGGACAGTTGCAACAAAAAGGTCTTGGTTATGTAAGCAATATGCTTGACCAACCATTCAGCACACAGAATTTAGCTCAGTTTGGTATTAGAGGTGGCGAAAACTACGAAGATGCCATTATGCGTAGATTGCAACCTACTATTGCTGCCGAAACTAAGCAGTTTGATGCACAAATGGCAAACCAAGGCATTCCTGTAGGCTCAGAAGCTTATATGAACGCCAAGCGTGTGTTTGATGCTCGTCAGAACGACAAGCTAACAAGTGCCATTACAGGCGGTTTTGATGTTGGCTCAAGAATGCGACAACAGCAGTTTGGTGAGCAAGCTTATATGCGTAATGAACCAATCAATACGCTTAACGCAGTTCGTTCAGGTTCACAAGTAACAGGGCCAAGTGGCTACTTTGTTAATGCACCGCAACAAGCCACAACAAGTGGTGCTGATTACCTAAGTGCTGCTGGCATGACAGGTAACGCTGCTATTGCACAAGCAAACGCAGAAAACGCACAAAGAAACGCCATGATTCAAGGCTTGTTCAGTATTGGTAGTTCAGCTGCTGGGAAGAAATAATGGACTATATGAAAATGATTGATTTGTCAGGTATGAATCCGACAATGATGCAGAACAACCAATCTGCACAAACTCAACAAGCTATGCAATATGGCAATCAGTTGGCTAATCAAGCTTTAACTGGTAACGGTTTTAGCCCACAACAAATGGCTCAAGCATTAAGACAATCAAACCAACCTATGCAGTTATCTGATGCCCAAAAGGCAGAAATTGAGCAATTAGGCTCTAACTCATGGAATCCATATAGCGATTACAACCGTGGCACAAATGGTTGGGGAAATTACGGAGAATAATATGGCAGAGCAAATCATACCTGAAATGCAAGACATCACTCGCCAAAGAGAAATGGCGAAAATGCTGCTTCAGCAAGGCATGAATACTAGCGACCTAGGCGGTCAAATGGTTTCAGGTCGTTATGTTGGTGCTTCTCCGTGGCAAGGTATTGCCAAGGTTTATCAAGCTTACACAGGCCGTCAAATGGCTGAAGAAGCTGACCGTAAGCAACAAGAATTGGCTGATATGTTGCGTAAACAGACCATGCAAGACTTACAAGCTTACGGTGAAGCTGTTACACCTAGAGCTGCTGTTGAAGCAAAACCTGAAGTTATCCCACAAGGTCAAACAATGCTTGATGATCAAGGTGTGCCAACAATTGGCTACCAAGCACCAGTTCAAGCTGTGCCTGAGAAAAAGGCTGATTACAGCAAAGGTTTGGCAGTTCT